TCTGTGCACAAGCTACGATCCTAAGACGCATACCGCGAAAGTCATGGTTCAGCCCGAGCAATTAGAGTCGGGCCAGATTCCGATCGAAACCCACGCGATGGGTAATAATTATGGTCATGTTACCGGTCTAGTTCCTGGGGACGGGAAGACGACTGGTGACCAAGTTGTTGTGAGGTACCAAGAGGGAGATTTCGAATCCGGCAAAATATCGGGCCGGATACATTCCGACGTGGATATGCCGCCGCAAGTTCAATCCGGTGAAACTGCGATAATCTCGCAGTTCAATGCTTCAATCAAAATGAACAAGGATGGTTCAACAGCCATCGCAACGACACAGAAGCAGGCAGACGGACAGACAGACAATACTAAGCCTGACATGAGCCACAGTGCGACGGCTGGAAATTATGCCGCCTCCGCAACGAAGGCGAATGGCAAGGGCGGTAAGATGACGCATACGGCGTCAGATGGGGCTCAGATCTCCCATTCTATAACGATGGACCCTAAGTCAGACAGTAGTGCGTTCAGCACTGGTTTCTCGAGTGGTTTAAGGTCAACCAAAAATAGCGTAATACACTCCTCTACCGACGGCACCAACACGCACACGATGATCTTAGATCTCTTGGCGAAGACGTTAACGCATAAGGCATCTGGCGGAGGTTCCTCTCATTCAATCGTTCTGGATCTAGTCAACGGGATCGTCACAAACACAACTGCTGCACATTCGCGCACCGCGGCAACCTCAATAACTGATACGGCCGGCACAACTCACACTCGGAATGCCGGCACTTCCATAACCGACGCCGCTAGTTCTATCCTTCATAATGGCAATACCAATGTTACCGGAACTCTTGGCGTCTCCGGACTTGCTAGCCTTTTAGGTGGCCTCGGAACAGGTGCGTTCTTAGTGGCATCAGATGGCGCTGGCGGCCTTGCGCAGGCGACCCAGGGTCTTACGGTTACCAATGGGTTGACCACCGATACTATGGCAGCAACGTCATGGATAAAACTTCCAATCTACACTATCGCGGGGCTTGCCGGAATTGCATCTCCACAAAAGGGGATGATGGTTTATTGTAGCGACACAGTTTCAAATGCGGCGGTCGCGTTCAATGCTGTTCCGACCGGCGGAGGAGCGACGGCAGTAAATTGTCCTGTGGCCTATAACGGTGCGTCCTGGAGGTATTGCTAAATGCCAGAGCCTTCACTTGAATGGGACACTGACTATAAACTTAGCCCGAGTCATGACCTTGCGGTTGTAGATGGCGACATCTATGCGCGGCAGCGTATTTTGCGACGATTGTTCACGGTCGTCGGTGGATATGTATTTCACCAGGATTATGGTGCTGGCCTACCTCAGAAAATAGGCCGCCCTATGACAACGCAATTTCTCGAAAGCATCGTGAGATCACAAATTGCGTTGGAAAATTCGGTAGCGCCTAACCCTGCGCCGACGATTAGCGTGGTTCAGCAACCAGGCGGTCTGTTTATTATCAGTATCGGTTACACTTCGGCTGGGAATAGCCAACAACTTTCTTTAACGATCGCGGTCTGATGGCTACTCTTCCGACAAAATCCTTTACCACGATCGTGACGAACATCGCGACAGGAATACAAGGTCGCGCAAATGCTCTTCTAGACTTTTCGATTGGTTCCAGCCTTAGAGCCCTGGCCGAAGGCTTCAGCGGAATATTGCTTTGGCTTCAGGCGATTGCTCTGCAAATTGCGCAACTAACGCGTGCGTCGACGTCGCAGGGTTCTGATCTCGACAGCTGGATGGCCGATTGGAATTTTCTGCGGCTCGGTGCGCAGTCAGCCACTGGAACGGTTATATTTTCGCGCAATACAGCCGGGACTAACTCGCCATTTATTCCGATAGGCGCGACAATTCAAAGCATTGATGGTACCGCAACATTCACAGTCACGGTCGATCTCGGGAATCCTAATTACGTGGGAACTCCCATAGCTGGTTACAACATGCCGGCGAATATTGCGAGCATCACGGTTCCCGTACAATGCACTACCGTCGGTACAGCTGGAAACGTTGTTGCTGGCGCGCTGAGCCAAATCACGACACCGCTTGTTGGCATTGACACAGTTGTTAATGCCACAGCTTTCACTAACGGATTCGCATCTGAAACTAACGCTGCATACCGCAGTAGGTTCATTGGTTTCATTGCCGCTTTGAGCAAGGGAACAGTTGCAGCTATAGAGTTTTCTGTCACAACTACGCAGCTTGGCGCGCAAGTGACTGTGCTTGAAAACGTAAACGCTGATCTTACCTCAAATCCAGGATTCCTGACTGTCACTGTTGACGATGGGACAGGTGCCCCAAATGCTACCTTCCTAACCAATGCGGCACTTGCTGTCGGGGCGACTCGCGCTGGTGGAATCATGTGGGGTGTTTTCCCACCAGTAATTATATACGCGAATATCGGTATTATTCTTACATCTGTAGCCGGATACGATCATAGTTTTGTCGTTAGCGTCGTCAGTACGGCAGTGCAGGATTACGTTAATACATTACCACTCGGGCAGCCTCTTTATTACAATCGCCTTGCGCAAGTGATCTTCGACGCAACGCCTGGTGTGCTGAACATATCGCCACTTTCGATTAACGGTAATACTATCGATCTTGTCGGAACGCTTCGCAATGTAATCAAGATCGGTTCACTAACGGTCGTGTGAATCCAATGGCAAGTGGCTACAGCAATGGGTTCTCGAATGGATTTGGAAATGCTAACAGCATAATTGACAATTTCTGGTGGATAGCGCCTAGGCGGTTACATCGTGAACACGTGTGGGCAACCCAAGTCTGGCCGCCATTTCCGGCCTCGGCTCTGATTCCCGGTCCATTAGTTGTACCGCCTGCACCGCCAATCGCAACCGGAAATTCCAACGATATGATTAGCCGCTTAAGGCGGTTGCTGCCTACTGGTTGGTGGAACGACGGCTCGTTTAATGTAGCTGATGCCTCGTTTATAACCGCAATCAAAGGTGGACTTGGGGACGGACTTGCGTGGATCTATTCACTTCTTCAATACGTCAAAAATCAAACGCGCCTCACGACGTCGTCGGACTTCTTCTTAGATCTTTCAGCATATGATTTCTTTGGTCTTCGTATTAAGCGCAAACCGAGTCAGACAGACTCCTCTTTAATCGCGACCATTCAGAAGGAAATTTTCCGCGAAAGAGTTACCCGCCACGGTGTTGAGCAGGCCATTGAAGATCTAACTCAAAACGAAGCAACCATCTTCGAGCCAATGAACCCTCAGGATAGTGGCGGGTGGGGGGTCGCATTTGCATTCGATGCCGGCGGCGCATGGGGCGCCGATCTACCGTACACCATGTTTATCACGGCGATCGAGCCAGTCGGTGCCGGGATACCTAGCCTTGCTGGTTTCGATTCTTATCCTGGTGGATGGGGTGTACCTCAAGGTGTTACCTCTGCAATGTTAGGGGTACCATTTAGCAAGGGGTTCTCGAATGGGTTTGGCTTCCTGTACTTATTAAGCGGAACCGGAGGCTCGTTTGCTTTTGCGGATTTATCGCAAATTCAGGGAACAGTCACCAATCAAGATATTTACGACACGATTGAAGCAACGCGCGCGGCAGGCGTGACGTGCTGGGTTAACATTACGACGCCGGCAATCAATAGCGGCAAGATCGGAATTAATTTCACAATAGGCATTACACCAATTGCTGACAATACCCATACGAGTATTTAATGACTTCTCCTAATTTAGTAACTGGCCAGGTTCCGAGCGCGAATGACTGGAACAGCTATTTTGCGGCTTGCTTCCCCGCGAACGCCGTTTCTGCATATAGCGCAACCGTACTTGCACAGATTGATAATGCACACTGGTTGAGTCTCCTTGGCATTCCGAATTTAACAACACTTGGGGCGCCAAACGGAATTGCAACGCTAGATGGCGCCTCCCATCTTACTGCTTCACAAGTTCCACCTATTCTTCCTGGTAATTTCGCGGTCAAGGGTCCTAAGCCATGGATTGATGTAGTAGGTTATGGCGCGGTTGGAAACAATATTGCCGATGATACAGGGGCAATTAATAGTGCGGTAGCTGCCTTGCCTGCGACTGGCGGCCTACTTTATTTCCCGCCTGGAGAATATCTTGTCAGCGCTCAAATTCCAATCACGCAAAGCAATGTTAAGATTATGGGCGCCGGTGCGGGCGTAAGTATCATAAATCAAACATCAACAACGGCAGACACGCTAAGTTTTGGTAGCGGCTCGAATTATCTCTCTGTTTCAGATCTTTCCATTTGGTCCTCAACAACTAATACCGCTGGGGCAGCAATCAAACTCAACACCGTATCGCTTGCTGCTATTTCTCGAGTTGAGATAGAGGGGACGTTCATCGGTGTTAACGAAATTTCGTCGAC